GCTTCCCCCTTCAAAAATAACGGGGCACCGTGTTTATGGGTGGTCGTTTAAAATATCCCTACCATTCTTGAGACCCACGACTGGCCGAGAGGAAGCCAGCCATAGAGAACACCTGGATATTCCCCGTAAGTTACAAGTTATTTACCCTCGAGCGCAGCAAGACGCGCACGAAGTTCGTCTGCAGTAAGTTGGTCAAGAGGAACCACCTCACGTTCTGCAACGGCAGTCTTGCCTTCGATCGACGGGAACAACGGCTTGTCCTCCGTTACGTCGGAAGGAATGACACCCTTCATGAACGTGGCTGCATGATCTGCATCAGTGGCAAGCTCGATGAACAACTGAGAATATGCCTCGGTCTGCGAGAACTCTTCGCTCAGCTTGTCGTTCTTGATGAAGCGACGTCCGTCTTCAGAACGAACGCCATACGCCTTGAGAATGAGCTCCTTGAACTTGGCAATGATCGTCTTGCCATCCTCAGCCTCTACGATGGACTGCAGCATCTCGGCAAAGCCACCCTTCTCGCTGAGCTCAAGCTCAACCAGCTCTGCCTTACTGAGGTGGAAGTAGAAATCTTCCGTCTGGCTATTGCCATTGAAATCGGTGTAGGTAATGGTCTTCTTAAGCACGTGTACTCTCTTTCAAAAAAATAAAGAGAGAGGCCTTGTAAATTTCTCTACAAAGCCCCTCTCTCGGGTGATTCAACTTGGTTCGGGTGGTTGAGCGGGACTACTCTTCAGTGGTGTCCTCGTCAGATGACTCCTCGTCGAAGTCGCAGCACTCGTCGTTCTTGTTCTTCGTCACAGCGAACCCCACGGCGATGGCAACGCCGGAGAGCACGCCGAGGCTGATAACAATAACACGACGGATGTTCCGCTTCTTCGGGGCGGGGGTCTCGTCGGGGGTCTCCACGTCGGTGGTGTTCTCGTTCATGATGGTCCTTCCATAGGGTTGGGATCTCTCATTATAGTCGATGTAATTCTTGCGAACTATCCGATTTTGTAGTAATCCCGCTTTGGTTTTGTAAGGTAATTTATAGCGATGCAGGGCGTTCCGTTTTCTGCAAGGTGCGCAGTGAACGAAACATCAAGAAGCGAATCGACAGTCCACCCGGCTTCTTCGCCAAACGTAGTTGGGGGAAGACCAAGCCATGCATAGAAGTCATTAACCGACGCATACATATTACTAATGATTTGCGAATTAACAAAGTTAATAGACTTGCGGATCGTCTCCATGTCGCTCTTGAAATATCGTCCAGACATTGTGTCAAAGCACAGCTGTTCGTGCGCTCCAAAAATATAAACTTCCGAGTTACTCACAGGGGTCTCGTCCATCTTCTTCTTGGCAGCAGCCTCTTGAACTAAATGTTCCTTCTTTTCGCCAACAAGCGCAACCACTTCTTCCTTATAATCGCGAAAGGCTCTTTCGGTAAGAGAATATGCGCTGATCAAAGCCGTGTTTCGCTTGCTACTGATGTTGTTTGCGCCAACAATACACGCAATCGTGGCGATGCCGGTAGCCGCAGCTGGAATATAAAACTTCCATACACGCTTTACGTGGTCTTTGAACGTGGCGTCCGGCAACTCGCTTTCAAGAACGTATGCGGCCTTGAAAGAAGCTTTTCCAGTAAGATATGCGGTACTAACAGTACCAGTTACCCCAATAGCTGTCAGAATCGCAGGGGTCTTGTCCGATACAACCCTCGGCAACTCTTTGATGAGCTCCGGAATTCCGAAAGTATTCACCATTCTCCAATCGTTCGATGTTTGCCTTGGTTGTAATGAGTCGGGTGAAGAACCGGGCCTCCAGTTTCGTCCGGAGCTCGCACCGGAGTCAAATCGACGTTTGCGTCTTTGAGTTCGAATGTAAAGTTCGGCTTGATGTGATAGTTTTCAGTCTCTGGCGTCTTCTGCAGGTTTGTGATTTTCCTACCGTACATCCTGGGCATAGATCTCCTTTTGAAAAATGTAATCAGCTATTGGAGCGGAGAAATTTGAAGATCAGCCAAATACCCCAGAGTCCTCCTGTGATGATGACGAGAAAAACGTCAAGAAGGAAGCGGAGAAGTCCGTACTTCTTGCGACGTGCCATGATGGTCTCCTTTCAAAAGACATAGGCGTAAAAAAATGAAGAGGTAGATCGTCCAACGAAAACGGTCTCGTTAAGCAGCTGTTCGATGCGTGCTGCCACACTGGGTAGGAGTCCAACCTACGCATTCGTGTCTCAGTATCCATTTCAGGATCTCTTCATTATAGTCCGTGTAAATCCTGCGAATGGCAAGAACAAAAGTCCGTGATGTTGATACGGGCTTCTGTTCTTTGGGATCAGTCTTCGATTGGGGTGTAGTACTCATCGTACAAGTCGTGCTCCTTGAGGAACTCGTCGTGCTCCTTGAGCGCGATCCGGGTCAGGACAGCGGCCGTTGTGGTGGCGGCCAGTGCTCCGACAAGGATGCGGGTCTTGTTGCGGCGGACGAAGTTCACGGTGGAAGCATAGGTCTTGACGAACATGTGTCTCTCCTTATAGTGAAGGTGTGGGTCTCATTATAGTCCGTGTAAATCCTGCGAATGGCAAGAACAAAAGTCCGTGATGTTGATACGGGCTTCTGTTCTTTGGGATCAGTCTTCCTGGGGTTCCTCCTGGTGGATGTACGTGACGGACGCGAGTTCCTTCTTTTTGGCGCGGGACGTAATGTGTCCGTGGATGACGCCAATCACGAAGAATGCAGCAAACGTGCCCACAACAGATGCTGCGGACACGAGAAATGCACTCGTCATTTCAGCGCCAAGCGACGGGGTGTCGTTCTCGGTTTCGGGAGTGGTGTTCTCGTCCATGGTTCTCTCTTTCGGGGTAAAGGGGATGGATCTCATTATAGTCCGTGTAATTCTTGCGAGCTTTCTCCAAAAATTCCCCGCGGGCAAAAAATGAAAATCCAAGTAAAACGTAACCGCGTGTAAAAGGCTTTAAAAGCTGCCTAATACACGCGGTTACGTTTTGTGATGTCCTTTGTTACGAGTTGGGTTCTGTCATACTCGTGACTTGAGTACGAAACCCAATGCCTTGGTCGTGATGACGTTGAGCTTCTCGAAGTTCAGGATTAGGCCAATCCCGGCGAGGTTGCCGAAGACTGCCACCAACGCGTCGGGGCTCACGTTGATTCGGGGCTTCTTTTCAGAGGCCTTCATCGCGTGAAGCTTCTCGAGCTGTGTGACCATCTTGGCGTATTCGTCAGAATGGGCGTCGAATCCCTGCATTTCGGAAAGCAGAACATTAATCACGTCGTCGATCGTCGGGTTTGCACTCGGGGTGTTCGGGGACGACATAGTGTTCACCTTTCAGTTTGGGTTCATCTCATTATAGTGCATGTAAAACATGCGAGAATATCCCTAGCTGCTAGGACGAACCACCTTGAGCGTAACTGCGTCCTTGGTCTGAACAGTGTCGAACAGATTTCCAACCTCGAGCGTGAACGTGTCCTTCATCGGATCAGTCTCGTCGAACACCAAAGCACCGTCAAACTTGGCGGGACTGGCATTGTACTTGGATCGACTGATACCAATCAAGCTGCCGAAGAAAATGGTAAGCAGGCTGATCGTACCGACAACCTCTGCCGGGTTCGGAAGATCCCACAGCTGAGAAAGCCCAAAATATAGAGCCCCCAGGCCAGGAAGTAACAGCTCAACAAACCAACGGAGGACGTTGTACGTCTTGTTGCTGAAGAGCGGAGAAGGACCAGAAAGGTCCTCTGCTGCGTATTTACCCATCTTGTTTTAGTCTCCTTCTTGAGATATGACTACTTCTTCCACACACCACCGACATTAACCCAGCGGTCTGCCTGTTTCCAAACCCCACCTACATTAACATACGGAGTTGCGTGCTTCCAAACACCGCCAACATTAATTAGAATATCGGGGAGAGTGGTGACCGTTGCCCAGGCAGTCCAAGGACCCCAACCATAAGTACTATTCGAAACTCGCATCTGGAAGTAATATACTTGCCCGCCAAGAAGGTTGGGCACAGTAACGTCTCCATACGAGCCTCGTGTAATATAGCTAGCCCCCGTGTCAGACTCAACGGTGTTCAGCTTTACCTGAGCATTGTTAAGGGTTCCGCCGTTGGCAGTTACGGCTGTAAGATCCGCAATAAATGAATTTGCCTTGATGGTGCTAGCTTGGAATCCTGTGATATACGGAGCAAGAGCGCCGGTTTCGAATACAAAGTTTGCAAATACTCGTACGCCTTGCGCCTCAACGCCGTCTACCCAAGCACTAACTGCTGCATTAGATTGCCGCCAAGGTCCATATTGGAAGTAAAATTCTTTAGTCCCCGGGCCAATATAGCCAACGTTGTTTCCGGTTGCCGACCCATTATCTCCTGACACGCCCCAGGAGTTAGTAGAATCATTGACCGAATAAGCCATCTGATACCTATAAGAGGCGTTAAAGTGCACAGAAGTATGATCAGCATTATAATTTTGTGAATATTCACAAACTATTCGTGCTTCACCACCGGCAAACCAGTCGCCGTATAGAATAGGCATTTAACCACCTACGCCTGATACTTGAAGTAAATATCGCCGTCATTTCCGCCAGTTGGATCAGTTGTCCCTTTCGACATCGCACCCATCAAACCAAGGTTAGTTCGTGCCCCCGCAACAGTAGACGCTCCAGTTCCACCTTTAGCGATAGTCCACACAGATGGAATCAGCACTTTAACTTGCGCCACAAAGTCTCTCGTACGGTTGATCTCGCGAGCCCCATACTTGACTTTACCTTCTTCTCCAGTGTTAGGAACTAGAGGAAAACCAGCAGCAGCAGCTTCATCTCCAATGGCCATATAGTACTCCTTTCAAATATATCATACATCTGCCCATTCTTCGGTAGCATCGTCCCACACCTGATTTGCGTCCCATGCAAGCCATGTCCCAGGCGTAATGAGAAGATCCATTGTCAAAGTCGGGTACGCTCTTTCGCCCTCTGCGTCTGACACGAAGATTTGCTCTGTGACTCGCATATTAGTACTTACTCCGTCAGAATTTTGCATCTCTACAAGATCGCCGAGAGCATAATCCTGGCCATAAATATAACTACCAAACTGCGGAACTTCACCGTCAAAGGCAAGTATTGGACGATGTTCAGCCAATGCTTCTTTGCCTCGCTGCGTTAATAGTGCATTAAGTGTTGCGCCGGCAGGCTCTGAAATATCGTCTGCTTTGACAACCAGGACCCTCCTTGAAAAACCTTCAGAAGAAGAAACAGAAGAATCTGCATACACAATCATGCTGCCGTTCTCAGAGAAAACGTATGCAATGTTCTTTTGGTTCGCAATAGACGTTAGGTCTGTAGGGCTAGACAAGTTCTCAAGAGATTGACTAAATATAACTACTTCGTTTGTACTTTGTTGGGTTGTACGATCATGCCCAGTATAGATGTCAAAATATAGAAGTGATGTGTACTTATCGCGAACTAATCTAAAACCAAGATTATATACGTCACAAAGCTTCTTTATGAAGTCGTAAACTGTTTCTGGCGTAATGGTTACTGTGATAATCTCTGTTGGTTCAGCAATTGTTCCTGGAGAATATAAACTTCCTTCGACAAGGAACGGAAAGTTATCCTCCGGAATAACCGAGTTATAACGACACGCTCCATCAAACACAGCACGAGCAATATCCCCTGGGGTATTTGTGATGTCATAGGAGATTACCCCCGGTGCGCCAGACTCATATGCCTGCGTTGTCGCCCGATCAAACATCCACTTCTCTAAAGACCGACCTTTAATCTTAAGAACTGAGATGCCTTCATCATCTATAGAATTTTCTACTGTCTCGATTTCCATTACACGATCTGAAACATCGATTGCTAATCTTGTTCCAACAGGAAGAAGCGCTCTTGTGCCACGGTCAGACTTGATGCGAAGCTCAAAGTCCCCAACTGCAGAATATCGCTCCGTCCAAATTAGAGACTCATATGTATCCACTAATTCTTTGACGTCAAAGTTATCGTCGAGGACAAGTAAATACATTACAGTCCTCCATACCTAGGAGTATACTCAAGCGTATACGGAACAGCCGAACCGGAAGCAGCAGCTCTGAACGAGTTCGTGCCTGGATATAAACCAAACCAACTAGCTACTGGAGACACCCCATACAAGATGGAGCTTTGTGTTCCAGATCTAGTCAAATATGCTCTTTTAGATCCAGAGATAGTCCGAATCTCAAGAACGTCGCCGGACAACAAAGAAGCAACGAACTCAAACGATAACAATGAGCCTTTTGGAGTTATGTTGTGAAGAGTAACTCCAGACATTGTCCGATTCACAAATAACTTGAACACAAACCCAGTATCTACCGTACCAGAATATACCACCTCCAGCCCCGTAGTGCCTTCGACGGTTAAGCCATTGACAACCACGGGGCTGGGCGCAATAAAATCAGGATCAAAACTAATAATCGACACCACAACCTGCGGTTCTTTTGAAAATAAAGAAGTCTCAAAAGACTCAACCATTCCAGTAAGATCCGCAAAATGTACGCCATCAATATAAAACCTCAGCGTAACACTTGTTTTTGGCATCAAATATGCGTACAGTACAGTCCTTCTCTCGCTTACTGTTAAAGCGGAATGTTGTACTTCAATCCCAATTGTCATAAGAATATTTCGATTCTCACGACGACTTGCTTGGTATACTGAACCATCAATCTGCGCAAATTTAGAAGACACAATTGAGGTTTTTACTGGCCCCAAACCTTCAATATCTTTTACGACAAATCCACTGCTAGTATCCTCAAGGGGGAGCTCTAATGTATCACCACGAGCAGTGTAAACTTCTACTTTGGTAAGCATTTTTACGGCAACCCTCCCTTCACAACAGATATCTGGTTTCTAGTTTGCCTATAGATTTCCGCACTAGAAAGAGCCTTAGGCGAGTAGTTATACTGAATGAATGATACTGGTGCTTTTTGGGCAGCCTGTGCAGGAACAGCCTCATGAGAAGGCGTACGAATATCGCGGTAATTCTCTGCGATTGTCGAGGCGCGGTCATATGCCAAATCGGCCTTAACTGTAGGTTTCCCGAGCATCTGACCAATACGTTTAGCATCGGTCTCCACTGCGGAAAGGTCTAGCACAGGCCTGATCGTCGGGTCCATGTCCATGTCTGCGGAAGCATACTTGGAAATATCGGACAGCGACCTCTTAACGGTATACAGTGCAGTCTTTGCCATGTCTTCTGCAGAACGCTCGACAGTACGAGTACCGTCCTTGAATCCGCCAGCAACACCCTCTGCCGAGTTAATACCAACCTCGTCATGGAATGCCTTGGACGGCGATTTGATCCCAAGTAAGTTCTTAGCAGCATTGAGCGCCCTGCTTGCCATATCTCTAGCGGCAGTAACTACACTTGAAATACCTCGAGTGATTCCTCCGACCATACCGTCAATGATTGCATCTGCAAGGTCTTTACCGGCATTCTCCATACGACGAGAGTTTCTGCGAATAGCATCCGCTAAGGACTCGACAAATGTAATAATCAAGTTTGCACCTGACTGCACGATTCGAGGAAGCCCTCGAGCAATCCCGTCAATGAAGTTGACAATGATGTTCGTAGCGGAGTCGATTACCCTACCGATATTTCTAGCAATACCATCAAGGATACCAATCAAAAGCTTGAAGCCTGCTTCGACCAACCGTGGAACAGAACGCACAAGAGCGTCTACTAGCAGGAACACAAGTCGCAGCAGTGTTGCCACAATCTGAGGCGCCATGACGTTGATAGCATTGATCAGCGACTGCAGCACAGCTACCATTGCAGCTGTAAAGGCAGGTACCGCCCCAGTAATAACCAGAGCAAACTGAATAATACCCTCTGCAACGGCCTTGAACGCCATTGGGATGAGACCGATTAGCGCAGTCACGATACCAACTAACGCCATTGTACCAGCCGCACCAGCAATGCTAAGAGCCGTAAGGCCTGCAGAAAATGCGAGCAAGCCAACACCAGCAGCCAGCATACCAGCGCCCAATAGCGTTACAGCCAGACCCAGCCCTAGAAGCACAGGAATAACCGGTCCAAGAACAAGCCCCGCAACCCCAAGAAGTACAAACACCCCGGCAAGCATGGTCAGTCCGCGAACGATCTCATCCCAAGTCATTGCCCCGAAGGACAACAGAATTGGCGCAAGCATAGCAAGTGCTGCAGACACGACCAGTAGTGCAGCCGCTCCAAATATAGCTGTCGTCATAGCCTTCATAGCTACCGCTATGATCAGAAGTCCACCAGCAAGAGCCACCAAACCACGTGCCATCTCTTCCCAGCTCATACCAGCCATGCTCTTAAGAACCTGACTAAGCACCATAAGAGCTCCAGCAACCACTACTAGTGCGGCAGCAGAGGCAAGCATGTTTTTAGGCATGAGTCGCATGGCCCCCGCAATAAGCAGAAGCGAAGCCGCCATTCCAGCGAAACCTCGACCTAGTTCGTCCCACGCCATGTCTGCAAAATCTCCAACCGCACTAGCCATAATCTTAAGTGCAATCGCAAGCAGAATAAGCCCTGCAGAGCTAGCCAGACCGACCTTGTTCATATCGGCGAGCTTGGTAAATATGGTAAGCGCGGCAAGTACCGCACCGACGCCAACTAAACCCTTGACCATCTCCTCCCAGCTGAGCGAAGAGAAGTCTCGCACCGCACTGGCAAGGATCTTTACTGCGATGGCGATGGCGATCATGCCAACGCCCGCCTTGATCATGCGCTTGCTGGCACCAGACAGCATGTTTGCCGTGGCGGATATCATTCCGAGAAGCGCGGCAACGCCCAAGAGACCTTTGAGGAGCTCTTCCCAGGAAAGACCAGAGAGATTACGAACTGCAGCCGTTAGAATAAGCACCGCCGTGGCAAGGAGAATCATCGCGCCAGCAATCACCGGCATCTTGATAAAGCCCTTACTAGCTGCGATCTTCTCAAATATAGCCATCGCACCCATCAACTGAGTGAACATAACGGTAATAGCAGTGAGAGAGCTTGTAAGCTTGGCGGAATCGATAAGAGATAGGGCTACGACAGACACAGTAAGGAGCGCAATGGCACCAGCAATCTTGAGCAGGGTCTCTGACTTGAGATTGTTCTGCATCGCAGTCATAGTCTCGGTAAGCCCATCAAATGCTTCCTTGATCGAGCTTAAGAAACCGCCACCGACATCGACTTTCATGCCGCCACCAAAGAACTTCTTAAATATAAGCACAAGTCCGGCAAGAAGTCCCGTGTTGATTGTGTCGAGAACCGCGTTGTAATCGATGTTCTGCATCGACTCCATAATCTTCTCGCCAATACCACTGAACAATTCTGCAGCCTTGGCGGCAAAAGGCCCCATGAACTCTGCTACCTTCTTGAGACTGGCAAAGGTTCCTGCCCAAATTCGGGCAATCATGTCGCCTAGCCCGCCAAGCGGAGAAAGTCTAGCAGAAATGCGGTCGATAGTACCTTCGGCAGCTCTAGAAGCACCGTCAGAAAAGCTAGAGAAGAAGCTGCCAATAGCGTAAGTGACGTTCTCGATAAACTGTGCGACAGTCTTAACCGAGGTCTTAAGAATATCGAAGAAGTTTGTAAGCCCTTCGCCATTCTTGATCGCATCGCGAATGCCAACGAGGAAGTCTCCAAGGTTTGCAGTCATGCCCAAAAGGCTGCCAGACCCCTTAAATATCTCTCCGAACAGCGTGGCAAACACACCAGCAAGACCCTTGATGATCGTCCACGCAATATCAAACACTGCAAAGAGACCCTTGAAGGTGCTCTTGATGTTTTCAATCGTGCTTTTACTGGCAGTTAACCGTTCAGTAAATGCACGGAACGACTTTGTCAGATTTGCTAGCTGCTCTGAAGTGGTCCTCGGAAATATCTCTCGGAAGGCTTCCTTGATCGGAGTGATGACCGACATCAGACCGTTCCAGGAATTTTTCAATCCCTCAAGAAGGTCTGTACGCCCACCAAGCTCTTTCCAACCGCGCAGCAGCTCATTACGTGCTTCCGCCGAATCGTTGATGAAACCACCGACAACGTTGTTAACCCCAGTCCAAAGTTTCTTGCCCTCTTCAAAGTCGCCGAAAATAAGCTCAGACGTTGTTGCCCAACCAGAAGCAGCACTTTCCCTAAGAGTGTCGAGCAAGTGGGTAAACGTCTTGACGTCAGAAGCAGCAGCGGTGGCACGCCTACCAATATCGGTGTTCTCGTCCGCATAACGACCAAGAGTCTCGGTCAAGGCCTCTGTCGTAAGCCACTGCTCGTTCAGACTCTCATTGAAGCCTTTGGTGGCGCTAACAGGAGTACCCGCAAGAGTTTTGTACAGCCCATCTGCGTCCTTGGTCAGCGTTCCAGCTGCAACAGCGCTTTCCATGAGTTCGGTCTTGAATTCTACGGTAGCCATATTGGCCAGCTCGATAGACTTCCAGTCCATAAGCTTAACACTACCGGCAGAAAGAGATTGAGCAAAGTTGTACATTGCCCTAGACGCCTCATTGGAGTTGGCGCCAGAGATGGCGGCCACGTTGGCAACACCCTGAATAGCAGCAACAGCCTTGTCAAGACTGACTCCTGCATTTGTGAACTTACCAATGTTGCTGGTCATGTCAGCAAACGAGTAAATAGTCTTGTCCGAGTATTCGTTAAGCTGCTTGAGCTTCTGGTTTACAGTCTCAAGACTCGCACCAGAACCAGCCATGATTGTCTGAATCGATCCCATTTTGAGCTCATACTCAGCAAAACCAGCTTTGATCTGATCCGTGGTGAGAGACTTGGCTAACTGCTGCCCCGCGGCAATTGCCTTGTTGGTGATGTTAGAAAGTACCGTGATCCCGATAGTAGCCAGCGCCATAAACTTTGCTGATGCCGCATCCAGTCCGGAAGTAAGTCCGCCAAGCGAGAAGTTCTTGCCGGTTGTGCTGAGATCCTGCATGCTCTTTGCTGCGCCATCGAGGTTCAGACTAGTCTTGAGTTTGTCAAGAGCACCAATGGTGTCTTTAACGCCACTCTGGAACTGACTGTTGTTAAACTTCATCTCTACGACGCGCTCGTCGATACTACTCATGCAGAGGTCACCACCTTCCATACTTCTTCTGCGATGCGGTCAAAAACTGGACGAATTGCGGGGTTGATGTAGTCACGCCCCTGGACGTAGCCCCCAGTGCCGGTACCATGCCCATACTGAAGCATGATGGCAACTGGGAAGCCGCCTTCTTGATTGGCGTTGGTCCATGTAATTGTGTAGGACCCGAACGACTTTTTAATCTCGTACCCCCACATGCTAGCGGTGGCACCAGACTCTACTGGCGTGGCTTTGGCAAGAGCATTGACCCCTTCTCTTCCGTACTTGTCAAGCGCGTTAAGGATCTCGCCTTTTGACATGCGTTCTAAGAAGCGCTCGGTGTTTTTGAACGAACCAGACGAAGAAAAGCTAATCATAGCACCACCAAAATGCGCTTTTACAGGCCCCATTTATTTATAAGATAATTTTCTAACGCTGCTAATCTAGCACCAGACAATGCCTCCGCGCAGATTATAACTTCGGCGATATCTGATTCAGTTAAATTGTTTGCTACGGAGGAACCAATGGCTGTAAGTGCATAATCTGGAGAAGACGGCAACGTTGTACTTCCAGACGAAGACCCATCCAAGCGACCAGTAACTTCCGTTCCGGACTTAACCCAACCAATAAGATGCGGCCCAGTTTCTGTTCCTGTACCGATGGTGAATCTATTAACGCCGGCATAAAATTCAAAGGCTTTGTTGCTGTAGTTAGAAATGGCTGATAACTGCCCCGCTTGAAAGAATAAATAACTATCTATGCGTTCGCTGGGTGTACAAACCATCAAGAATGTGTAATTATGCCCTAAATAGTATGTACTACTAGGCCACAAAAGTTCTGCTTCGCCATCAAAATATAATACATTTTTTCCATTTATAGTATGGATACCAGTTTGAGGCTTGTACGGAGAAGAACTTACATTCCAATTATTTCCAGATTTATCTGCAACTGTTTGTACCCGGGAGGAAGATTCTGTTATAGTAGATTCATCTGAGGCATCAAGCCAAAATTTTAAGGTAGAAAGTTTTTTTGGGGAGAACCTAGAAGCTGACGCCATAATACCTAAGTCAATCATGGCGCCGCCATCATGCCAACAATGTCCGCAACAGTTCCGCTAATAAACGATATTGTGAAATACGCATACGGACCCTCAGTCACAAGAGACAAACCGGGAGGCGGATGAAGAGTCATTTCCGAATCGCCAACAACAGTGATGGCACCTGCGCCTCGCTGAGCAACATTAACTTTGTCCCCAGCGCTGAATATATTGGCGGGGACAGTAAGGGTGATTGCTGCTGCATTTGTGCAGGAAACAAGCTTTCCTTTGTCCGAGGCAATAAGAGAATATGACGTACCAGTCTGAAAATTCACAGCTTGTGTAAGTGGCGCCTTTAATGCAAGTGCAGAGTTTACTTCTGTCTCAGTGTAATACCGAGAGTCGTGGTTGTGGTTTCCTGCTGCAGCAGTGCTTTCGGTGGTGCCCAAAGCAAGATTTGACGTGCCTGCGCCGATTGCTGTTCTGGCTTCTTCTTGAGTAGCTCCGGCAGCAATAACAGCAGGCTTTCCTGCAAGCGTGCCCCAAGAAGGAATCAGGGATATAATTTTGGCAATAGAATACACATCAACGGATGCCACAAAGGCCCTCCTTTGTTAAGTCGAGGAGATATTGAACTCGCCATCGGTAATTTGAACAACCGATTCTGATGTTATACGATATGTTCCATCTGAAAGGAACGTGACTGCAACAGGATCTCCGAAAATGGTAAAAACTCCATTGCCATTATCGACAACTTGGATATCATAGGCTCCGAACAACGATAAAATTTCATAAGGAAGCGGCAATCTAGCGTTGGTAGTATATGACCCATACAAAATATCTTCAATCTCAGAAACAATACTTGCTGAGGCTTTTGCAGAGTCAATAGTAATATGTGCAGTTGGCATGCAACCCGGGAACGGAACCGGCTTGGTCGTATACTCCCAGCTTAGGACCAACGGTTCGGGTTCAGAGCTATTGGTTTTGTATGGTCGTTCTGAAGGAGATGCAAGAATGTTATAGATAATGTGAATCTTGTACGAACTGTCAAGACCATTGATGTCGTTGCCAGTCTTTGTGCGGAAGCTCAGGCCAAAGGAAGATCTACGCTGTTGCCAGGCATAGACGCCGTCCTTGGGCTCTAAGCTTCCGTCACAAATATCAAACTCTGGAGGGCTGTAGTAAGCATTGATTGTCCCCGCCATCTCTTCGGAGGAAGCCACGGTAAGGAACTTCTTACCGTCGTAATAGAAGGAACGAGTTTCTCCACCAGATGGAGTCTCGATGACAGAGACCAGACCGTTCCAAACCACACCGTTTTGTCCGGGGACGTAAAGTACGCCTCGGTCAACTCCAGTTTCAAATATTTTGCTTCCGATTGGGTTCCAGTCAAGCCGTGTCATCTACCCTCCTTTTGTTAAATATCTGTACCAACATCCACAGGGCTGTAATCCTTGGTAACTAGTCGAGCAAGCCGTAGAGTCTGACGTGCGATGCGTCGTGTTTGCCTTGCCTGCATAATCAGAACATCAGCAAGCGCTTTAATTGTTGCAGCATCATATGTGTTGGTAACAGTACTACGCCACTCACGAATAGACCCAGCAGTAGTATTGTCTCCGAGAAGCGTGGCCAGCTTGTTAATCGCATCCCGGATCACATACTCGTCCGCAGCAACGTCCTTCTGTAGAATATCGAGAGTCTGCTGCTCCTCTGGAGTTCGCACGGTCTTTGCCTGAATCGCAGCTAACGATTCCTTCATATCGTCACGCAATGGAACTTCTTCTACGGCGGCAATTGTCGCTACAATATCATGCAGTTTGTCCTCAAGCGTTGGCGCATTGCGAGTGGCAGTCTCTTCCGGAGTCCAGTCCCGATAGATCCAAACCCGAGTAGGAATGCCATCTACCATCTGGATGTCTGAAATATAAGTGCCGGTCTCTGTGTCTGCAGGACGCTCGGTCTCCAGAACCTCAAACCACCCTCGAGCTTCACGAGTAGCAGGATCACGTAAATCCCAGTCTCGCTCAGGAGTGCGTTCGATACGCGGAGGATAGCCTCGTTCGACAATTTCGCCGTCTAGAATTTTTGCGTACATTTATCCTCCTGTGAATGCAATAAAGTATCCCTAAGCCGGGACGTTAGGGCAGGGTCAGCCCTGCGGCGTCCAGAGCGCGGGCGTCAGGTTCGGGGTGTGGCCACGACTCGATCGAGCTGCTGGAACGTGCCGTGGCGTACCTGAAAGGCGAGCGCGCACCCGAGCACATCGACTACGAGCCCCCGCCGTTCTAGGGGGTGTCACATACCCGGTACTATTGCCACACGAGGCCGGGGTGCTCCATGGCCACACGCGCGATGAGGTCCACGTAGGGCGC